GCCAGGCGGGATCTGACGCCCTCGACGCGGAAGGAATTGGTTCGGAGGGCGCGATATTTGGCGCGAAATTCCGGGTTCGTTCGCGAGTTGGTTGCGAACATGGCGACCTACTCGATCGGAGATGGCATCCGGGCCCAGGCTCAAAGCCAAGACGCTGACTGGAACGCTCGGGCAGAACGCTATTTCCGCGACTGGTCGAGCAGGTGTGAAGTTACCGGGCGATTCAGTTGGGAGGAGGTCCAGCACCTAGTTTGCCGAGCGATTGACGTTGATGGCGAAATTTTCGTCCTTAAGACCCGCGACCGATACGGCCTCCCTTCGCTTCAACTTGTCGAGACGCACCGAGTCGGAGGCGAGGAATACGGAACCGACGCGATCGACGGAATCATCATGGACCGTTTCGGCGCTCCAGCTGCTTACCGAGTCGTCGAAGATGTTGGCTACCGGGACGTGCCTGCAAACTCGCTCTGTCATATCTACGAGCCCGAGGCCGCTTCTGCCATTCGTTGCGCTCCCGTCATTCAGCATTCGATCAACCATGTGGTCGATGAGATGGAGCTTTTGGCATTGGAGAAACACGCGGTCAAAGACAATTGCGACATAACCAGGATCTTGAAAGCCGATGCGGCTCTTGATGAGGGAACCGATTTCGCTTTCGTCGATTCATCGGAGCAGATCTCAAGTTCGGATCCAGCGAGCCTTCAACAAATCACCGGCGGGAAAGTGGTGGCGTTGAAGCCGCACGAAAGCCTTGAATCCTTCCAGCCGTCCAGGCCGAGCCCAACGTTTACCGGGTTCCTCGAACACCTGCGCCGGGACACTGCGCTGGGAGTTCTGCCCTACGAATTTGCCGCCGATCCAAGCAAAGTGGGAGGCGCTTCAACTAGGCTTGTGATCGCCAAGGCCGACCGACGTTTCCAACAGAGACAAAACGCAATTATCAATCGCCTTATCAAGCCGATCTGGTTCTATGTCATTGGCGATGCTATTTCCAATGGCCAGTTGCCTGCAACCGCCGACTGGTGGCGGATCAGCGCAGTTACGCCGCGACGAGTCACGGCTGACGCTGGCCGGGAAGCGCAAGCCAACCGGGAAGACGTCATTGTCGGCCTCAAGACGCTCTCGGACCATTACGAGGAACTCGGCGCAGACTTCTCCGAGGAACTTCGGCGTCGGGCTCGCGACATGAGGCTCGTTCTCGACGTCGCTGCCGAGTTCGGAGTTCCGGCGGGCCTGCTCTGGCAGCCAGCGACACCTCCACCAATGCCTGCACTTCCGCTTCCGGGTTGACAGGCCTCCGGGTCGATGCTCGACCTGCTGCTCGCTCATGATTCCTGGCTCATCTCGCCGGATGCCCTCGATCATCTCGCCTCTCGGGCCGAGGCTTACGGTCGCGGTCTCATTAAGGAACAATCGACTCCGCAGATCCCGCTGACGGAAGTCCGGGACGGTATCGCCGAAATTGCCATCCACGGAACGATGGCCCGACGCCCAAACGACCTGACCCGATGGCTAACTGAGGCGACCGATACCGAGCAAGTTCTCGAAGCGGTCAGGCTGGCAGCTGCTGATGATTCCATCGAGTCGATTTTGCTCGATATCGATTCTCCGGGCGGATCCGTTGCCGGAGTTCCCGAGTTGGCGGAGGCCGTCGCGGAAGCCTCGAAGAAAAAACCCATCTACGCTTGGACAGGAGGTCGGATGGCCTCGGCAGCCTACTGGGTCGCTAGCCAGGCTGACGGTATTTTCGCCTCTCCGTCTGCGCGGGTTGGGTCGATCGGCGTCGTCGTTCCATTCCTCGATCGCTCGAAGGCGATGGAAAAGGACGGACTTAAGATGGAGGTTTTCGCGAGCGGCAAATACAAAGCTGCTGGGATGCCCGGAGTTTCCCTGACCGACGAACAACGGGCATCTATCCAGGCCGACGTGGAGGAACTGTTTGGCGATTTCAAATCTGCCGTTTTGGCGAAGGGTCGCAAAATTTCCGAGGACTCAATGCAAGGGCAGATGTTTTCCGCTCGCCAGGCATCCGCTCGAAACCTGAGCCGAGTTGAGAAAAACAAGGAGTCGGTCCGACGGAAACTCAAAGCGATGACCGGCGCGGCAATGGCTATGGCAGTTGACAAGAGCCGCACCGGAAAACACCAGATTATGGATAGCACTGAAGAAACTCTACAAGCTGCGATTGAGCGGCTCCAACAATTGGAAGCAAGCCAGTCGGCTCTTGTCGATTTTCAGGCATCGCTCGATTCTGCCCGCACTTCCTACGAAGAACGGATCGGGAAACTGGCCGAGGACGTGACCGCCCTGACCGAACTTGCCGAGCAGCTCGCGATCGAAAATGAGCAGCTGAAAGTCAAGGCCGAGGAGATCGATGCCCGCATCGCAGCCCGGGCTGCTCAGATCGCCGCTGACTCCGGTGCCGCTCCTCTCGCAGTTTCTCCAGTCGGTGACGACCAACCGCAAAAGGCCCTGAGCGCCGCCGAAGTCTGGAACCGTCAATTTGCCAAACGCTAAACCATTTCCCTGACACACTACCATGTCCTTTCCCACTTTGCTTGACCTCGCCCGGACTGACGCCGGGATCCTTTACCCGATCATCGAAGATAGCCTCAAATCCGCGCCGGAAATGAGCATCTTCCCAGCGGCGACCATTTCCGGCTCGACGATGGAACTCACCGTGCGCACCGGGCTCCCGAGCGTTGCGTTCCGGGACGCCAATGAGGGCGTGGCCCGCTCGAAGTCGACCTACGACACCAAGGTCTTTCAGACCCACATCCTCGATCACCAGATCGCGGTCGATAAGCAAGTTTTGGCTGGAGCGAAGGATCCGGGACGCTGGCTCTCGAATCACGCCACCGGAGCGGTTGAGGCTGCGATGCGATACATCGGAAGCCAGATCTATTACGGCACCGGCAACGACGCCAAGGGATTCCCGGGCCTGCTCGCTCAATACTCTGCTGACTCTGCCCACGAAGTTGATGCCGCTGGATCGACCAACAAGACCTCCGTCTGGATGGTTCGGTTGGGAGTCGAGACCTTGGAGATTCTTTTCGGGAACGACCAGACCTTGCGGCTGAACGATCAGTGGGAGCAAGAAACGGTTGCTGACGGCAACGGGAATCCCTACCAGGCTTGGACTAACTGGCTCACTGGCCGGGTCGGCCTTCGTTTGGCCAATCGCCACGCCGCAGTTCGGATCAAAAATATCGAGTCCACGACCAAGAAATTGACCGATGCGCTGCTCTATTCGGCCTATGAAAAATTCACCGAGTTCGGATTCGAGCCGACCCACATCTTCATGAACGGTCGTTCCCGCGAACAGCTTCGTTCGGGCCGCACCGCCACGAACGCCGCTGGTCTGCCCGCTCCTCTCCCGACCGAATGGGAAGGCATCCCGATCGTCCGCACCGCCTCGATCACCTCCAGCGAATCCTAACCTTTTTCTACCATGTCTCGCAATCTCCAAGACGCTCTGCTGATTAAATCTTCTGCGCTGCCCGCCGCCAACGCGAGCAACGCAACGGCCTCAATTGATCTGACCGCGACGACTCAGGATGAGTCTCCGTTCGAGGTCAGCCTCTCGGTTCCGGCGACGCCGAACCTGGCCGACACCAAAAAGATCACCTTCACCTTCGAGGACAGCGCCGACAACAGCTCGTTTTCGCCAATCGCTGCGCTCGCGACCCTCGTCGTAACTGGAACTGCCACCGGTGGCGCGGCAGCCGAACGCATCGTTCGGCTTCCGGGAGTTACCCGCCGTTATATTCGTGCAGCCGCCGCCGTTGAAAGCGCGGGCGGCACCAATACGGCAGTCAGTTATACTTTGGGCTTGATCTTCTAATTCGCGATTGGTCCGTAGTCACGCACAATTGGGCGGGCCAGACTTCTACTCTGGTCCGCCCTTTTTTTCATGAGCCGGTATTCCGAAATCGAGGCCGACATGGCCGAAATCCTGGCCGACGTTGGCACCCAGATCCAATGGGACGGCGACGATTACGACGCTATATTGACCGAGCCGCGAGTGGATCTGGACCTAACGACTGGCGGGTTTTCGGCTGAGGCGGATTACTCAATCAAGATCAGGAAGACGGATCTGCCGGAGGGATCTGCTCCGCAAGCGAAGGACCAGGTGGCGATCGCCGGAGCTATTTACGTCGTTCGCGGAATAACTGACTCTCCGTCTTCTCCGATGCTGGTTTTGCACGTCGCCAGAAAATGAACTCGCAGGTTGAGTCAGCATTCGCTCAGTGGATCTCGGGCCTGGTCAATTCCGCTCCGGTCTATACGGGCAGTTCCTCGACCGAGATGGACGTTACTGGCCTGGCAATCGTCGTAACGGTCCCGCAAGTCGAGTTTGTTCTCTACCAGCTTCACAAAGCAACGGTTGAGATCCTGATCGGAGGGCCTGCATTCCACGCCTCGTTGAGCAACTACAGAAACGTCGCGGCAGAAGTTCTGGAGCCGATCCAGACTCAGAATTTCGGAGCCTTGGCCACTGCCCTTGCACCAATCGCCGCCTTTCGCGGGATCGCCATTCAAGATTCAGCCGAGAGCCAGACCGAGGATTCATGGACCCACACAATCCGGCTGATCTGCGGCCTCGAAACCGAAGTTGAAGCTGAGCCGTGGCCGGAGCCTGCAACCGATGACTATTTTGACGCCGCAGCGAACCTGTCAGGCGGTCGGTTTGTTTACCTGTCAGGATCCAGCGCGTCTTATGCCAACGCATCGACCAGCCTGCCTGCAATGGGCTTCATCAAGCAGGCGGTAACTTCCGGCGACAGCGTCAAGGTCTACCGTCAAGGCAGGCTCGATGGCCTCGCCGGATTGACCGCAGACCGAGATTACTACCTCGGCTCAAACGGTCAGCCGACTCTGACGCCCAGCACTTCATCAGGCATCATCCAGTTCCTCGGCAGATCAATCTCGACTGAGGTCATCCTTGTCGAAATTGACAGCCCGATTTCAGCAACCTAACATACTCAAATGCCAGTCGAAAAATATCAAACTTGGGACGGAGGGCAGAAGCTCAAATCGTTCTTGCAGACCTCAGCCGGAGCCGCAGACGCCGGGAAACCTGTTGCCCTCAACAATTCCGGCGAAATCGATTCGTCCATGCTTCCGAATCGGGAAGCCGATTCGACGACCCTGCCAGCAAGCGAAAATCTCGCAGCGGGCGACCTGGTTAACATTTGGTCGGATTCTGGGACCTTGAAGGTCCGAAAAGCTGACGCAACCTCCTCAGCAAAACGGGCTGACGGTTACGTTCTTGCTGGAGTTACCAGCCCGGCGAACGCTGTGGTTTTTCATGACGGAGCGATCACCGGCCTGACTTCGCTGACCGTCGGCGGACGATACTACCTTTCGGCGACTGCTGGAGGGTTAACCATCGAAGCCTCCGTTCCAACGACGACCGGAAACCTGATCCAGTTCGTTGGTCAGGCGGTCAGCGCGACCAAGTTGCTTTACCAGCCTGACACAAACCCTCCCGTCATCGCCTAATGCCTGGCTGGGCTCACATTTGGACGCCTAACGGCCCGTCGTTGCAGGCTGCAATGGATGTGCAGCAGTTTTTTGCGTCGGGCATTTGGATCAATCCGAGTCCGACGACGCGTAGGCTCGGCTACTACCGACTGGTTGGCGCTGGGGCATCTGGAGGCGCTGGACGCAGAGGGGCCGCGAATACAGTCCGGTGTGGCGGTGGCGGCGGCGGTGCCGGAGCTGTCGTGGAAGGTTGGTTTTTTACTGACCTGTTGTGGAATGGCACCCAATACATAGGGGGCAACTTTGTAAAAAAAGCGATAACCGACGTAACCATTGGGGCAGGTGGTTTGCCTGTCTCAGGAGCGACTACGGACAACGCTAACGGCGCGATAGGAAATCCGGGCGGGTCTACTACCTGGGGATCAGGTTTGGCGATTTTGACTGCCCTTGGAGGGCTGCCAGGATCCGGCGGGACTGCATCGAGCGGCGCAGGCGGAGCCGCGAGGGCGTCTTCAAGTGCGTCAGGACTGACGGTAGTGGCCTCGCTGGCAGGGGCGCCAGCCTCGACGACCGGGCTGGCAGGGCTTGCCCCGACCGCGTCTCTCCTGCCGCTACCTACGGGCGGATGTTCGGGGGGAGGTATTTCGACAACCAACGTGCCGGGTAACGGCGGTAGTAGCTCGTTTGTGTCTGGGGGCGTGACGAATGCAAACAATGACGGACTTGATGGCGAATCAATCTCGCTTGAGCCGAATTTAGCCTTGAAGGACCCACTTCCGACGAATCGTGGGGTAGGATATGGCGGCGGCGGAGGGGCGGCCAGCATTGGCGGCGGCGGGCTACACACGCGATCTGGCCACGGGGGAGCCGGGAGTTTCCCAGGTGGTGGCGGCGGCGGTGCCGGAGCTGTCGTCAACGGTCTGACGGGAGGCAATTCGGGAGCCGGCGGCGAAGGGTATGCCATTTTCATCGTTTGGTAGATCATGCAGCGAGTCGCACACATCGTAGACGGGGAAATTCGGAACGTCTTCATCGTTGACGACGATTGGCGGGCGCCAGTCGACGGGTCTCGCATGCTGGAATCCGAGGCGATTGCGGCAGGCTTTGTTCGCGTTACTCCCCCTGCCCCGCTTTCGGCGGCGCCGTCTTGGAAAGTTAAGGTTTGGCTGGTCCGTCAGGGCCTTTCCTCGGCTGATATTGAGGCGACGATTCGGCAGGCTATTGAGGCTGGACCGGAACAGGACGAGGCTATTCTCCGCTGGCAACACGCGCCGGAATTTCCGTTCGAGCATCCGCTTGTTGGCCTCGTCGCCGAGGCCCTCGACCTTGACGTAACTGCGGCATGGCCGGAGATCCTGGCGATCTGATCGTTGACAACCTTCTTCAGTAAATGGCTGCACACTTGGGAGTCGATACAAATTTCGGCCTGACCACTCCAGATGGAGGTTACGTTCAGGAAGCTTCTCGCGAAGAATCAATCGAGGTCGCGACGATTCGCGATGAAGCCGGAGTAACGGTTGTTGCCGTTCCCAAACCGTTGATTACCCGCTCCGTTTCGATTCGAGGACGCGGAGATGCTGAATTGAGTGCCGTCACCTCGGGAGCATTCACCGCCGGAGCGTTGAAGATCGTTTCCGCCCGTCAGTCCGAAACGAACGACGACTTCCCGGAATTCGAGATCACCGCAACCGCCTACCAAGATATCGACTAACATCATGCCCGTCACCCTTACCAACATTGGCATCCAATCGGTCGAGTATAGCCTCGCCCAATCGGTCGAACGGACGACTAGGACCGAAAGCGCCTCGGTTATGAACTACCTCGGCGGGTTCGGCCATGCGGAAGCCTACGACCCGGTTACCGAGTTCTCTATCAGCGGACGCGGAGATCTTCCTGCTGGGTTGGCTGTTGGAATCGCCGGAGACGGAATCGATGGCCTTTTCGCTGCCGGAACGACCATCGTGACGAGCGTTAGCCTGACCGAGAACAACACCGATTTCAATTCGTGGGATATTAGCGGGACGAACTATCCGGCTGCTGATTAAGCACCGGCATAACCCTGTCGCGCTACCCGAGCGTGCATGAAAATCGGACAAAAAATAGCGTTCGTTCGAGGTAACGGTTCGCCTCTGTTTTCGCGGGAGACTGCACTGGTCTCGGCTTGGCTTATTTCGGGCGGCAAATTGGCTTCCGACAAAGCACTGGTCGATTATGTTGAGGAAGTCGAGGCCGCACCGGTGCGCTCCTATGTTTGGTCAATCGACGGAAGCGTTGCCTGCATGTTTGGGTCCGAAAGCGTAGAATTCGCCGAGTTCCGCAAACGCTTTTTGGATGACGATTGGATCCGGTCAAACCCAGAGCATCCAATCAGCTATCTCAGGGCCCAGTCGGATCAGCTGCTTGGGTTCCAAAACGCGATCAAGGGTCGCAAGCCTGCTCTACTCGTTCGGAAGCGCAATCGATTTGCCATCATCCCGGCTGATGCACCCCCTGCAACGCGCAAATCTCTCCTTCAAAACCTATGACCAAACGCGAATCTGACCTTGAATCCGCCTTTTGCGAGCCGACTGCCGCGGAAGTTGGAACCGTTACTCTGCGACCGTTCAGCCTCGGCACTTTGTCGTTGTGTCGGAAGCTGAACTTGACACTCTTTTTGGAAGGCGACGATGGTCTGACGGACGACGAAAAACAGCGCCAGATCGTCACTTTTGCTTGGATGCAATCGCGGCCACTTCAGCAGGTGCTTCTGGCTGTTCGGTCAGGTTGCTACGAAGATGAAGTTTCCGAGTTCGAGTTCGGTCTGGCCGTTTCCGATCTTCCCGACTTGATGGTCGAGATCCAGCGACTCGCGGAAATGGCTGCTGCGGCGAGCGTCGAGGTCGAAAGCAAACCGGGCGACAAACCGGAGGTCGGCAGCCCAAAATAATTGAGCCAGGCTGGACGGCATCGATCGTTTTCAGCCTGGCCAGGGAAACGGGTTGGCCGGAGAGCTTCCTCCTTTGGGAACTGCCGCTCCCTCGTGCGCTCCAATACTACCATTGTGCTTTACGGTCCGCGATGGCCTGGACCGTTGCGCCTTCGGAAGACGGAGAGGCTATGCTAGGGAGACTCGAAGCATTGGTTGACGCAACGGAGGAAGAATGGCTGGAAGCGTGACCCTGACCGTCGAAACGAGGCGCTTCGAGGAGCAGCTTCTTCGGATGCAGCGGACCAGCAAATTTGGAGCGCAGAAGGTCGCTGAACGGTCATTTAAGGGCTTTGTGGCTCGGTTAGTCGCGATTACTCCGCCCGGTCGCGTTAGCGACATTGCGGGCACTCAAAACACCGATGAACCTGGCCAGATCATCAAGCCGACAAAGCCGAAGACTCGCGGAACCCGGAACGTCAAAAAGGACATCCTCAATGTGTTCCGCCCGGTCGGATCCGAGCGCCAAATTCGCAGACTCAAGCCTATCGCAACCGACTCCGACCTTGAGCGCCTGCACAAAGGCGCTCGGAACAAAAAAGGCCGCACGAGAAGCCGGAACCGGAAAGACAAGGTGCCGGTCACGCGGGCAGTGTTGCGCTCCTACATTAAGAAAAAGCAGGAGCATGTTGGCAGGCTCGCGGCGGGATGGAATAGCGCCTCGAATCGCCTCCGTGTTCGCGTCCCTGCATGGGTGAAACGGCACTCCTCGCCGGGTTCGGTCGTCCTCGAGGTCGGCGGGCGTGGAGGAATCAAGTTCCGGGCAACCAACAGTATTGACCATGCGTCGGAGCAGCCTAACTTTCAGCGAGGTGTTTACATCGCGATGGCTATGCAAGCGAACGCAATGAAGCGGCAAATTGACAGCTATCTGGCAAAAGAAATGGTCAAAGAAATGAAAGGAGAGATGAGCTAATGGCCGCTTTTACGGTCAGCGCCAATTTCAAGGACAACGTCACGCCTGGCCTGAAAAAGGTCAGCTCGTCAATCAAGGCATTCAAGGCTCCCTCGATGCTTGACGTCATGGGCGGAGTGCTGGGCGCGGGAGCCGTCACGGGCCTGTTTTCCGGCCTGACCAACGGCGTTCAGCAACTTGCCTCGACCGTGCAATCGCAACTGGGCACCTCGGTCCAGAAGGCGATGCAGTTCGAGACGACGCAGATCAGCCTTGAGGTCATGTTGGGCGGAAAGGAGGACGCCGACAAAATGATCGCCGACCTCAGGGCCCTTAGCGACATCACGCCCTTCACTTTCGCCGATGTGAGCCAGGCGATGTCTA